ACTCTCAGCCTCAAGGAAAACCTGAAGAAGGGGAGGTAGAACATAAAAAGTAGGATGACAAAAAGTTTAAAAAGGTTGCCATCTATAATATCTGTCGGTGTAGTGGGACACCTGATCTTGGAATTCGGGACAACTGATTTTAGAAATTTTGCCGGCGGGAAATTTTAGGGTTTATTTTGATTTTAAGAGGTCGTTTAACTCTCCGTGAAGGTGATATTTGAGGACCTTACAAATCTCATCCGCAGTCCTTTTAGGATCTGTGGATTGAATGTAAAATGTCGCCGCCACCCCACCCATCGAAATCTGGTTTTTTGTCGTGACCCTCTCTCCCTCGTGAAGCGTATAGAGACCGGTTGCAGGCACATAGCCTCCTGCCTGCATCGATCCTCCATACATTTTCATCATTTCATACTGCGTCTTCATCTGAATGATCTTCATCTGTTCTGTATAGTCTGCTATTAAATCCGTTACCGTTTGAACAATCGGGCCGCCCACATAAGGGCTTCCGCCTGCCCAGGATGCCATCGCCGACATATCAGGAATAATCCTTTCAACTTGTTTGAGCTTGTCATCGAGTTTTTGATATTCCATAGACAGTTCGGCGACATTTATCTCCGCTTCCATGCCTTTCATGGCATTTTCAAGACCGCCAAATTCGCCGATGATCTCTTGGATTTTTTCGCTGATCGGCTTTCGCGATGAGCCAATGCCATAGATGCCGATATTCATCTCGTAACCCGATCCCTCGCCGCCCTGAACGAACTTCTTCCATTCCTCAAGGGTAACTGGAGACCATCCTGCTGGAGCATTAATTTGAACTCCTCCTGTTGGGCTTATTAATGATGGAGAGATTTCCATCCCCCCTCCGCCACTAACTTCTCCCGACGTCCTTATTGGCAGTGTAATCCCTTCTGCCTCCAGTTTTCGCTTTGATTCGTTTACTTCTCTCTCCATCGGACTGACATCGGCATGAGTGGGGATCTTCAGTTTATCCAGATCCTTCAAGCTTTTAAAAAGATCATCATTTGCCTTATTGACTTTCTTCAACCAACCTTCCTCATCTTTTGAAATATTTTTTATGGCTTCAGCATTTTTATCCCACGCCTCTCCTCTTTGGTTTGCAAGGTCTTCTCCGGATAATTTTTTCATTGCATCGTTGGCGGCCTTCAGGGCATTCATGTAATCAAGGACAGAGGCTCTGCCTTCACCGTAGGCTTTTTTTACGGATTCCATGTACATCAGAGTGTTGGCGGCGGATTCAGAAAGGGTCTTTTGAGAGATGATACCAAGTTTTTCGTAGGAATAAGTAAGATCATCGAACCCTTCGACCCATTTTTTGATCCAGTCTTCTTCGGGAGGTGTAATGCCGATGACCGGGATTCTCGCCGCTTGCTCGGCTGCTTTTTTTGTGGCTTCGGCGACGGCATTGGATGTTCCTTGTAGTTTCTCAATTTTGGTTGCTACTTCATCTATTCGTCTTTTATAATCTTCGATATATTTTGTGGAAGCCCCTTCTTCTACCCCGTATTTAAGCCAGGCCTCCAAATTTTCTCGCTCTTTTTTCAAGCTTTCAATCGATTTTTCAATCGATGGTGTTAAGCCCCCGATTAGGCTTTTGGCTCCAAGGAGCCAGTCTTCTGCTGCTGGCATTAAAGCGATGCCTATTGACTTTTTGAGCTCATCCCACTGATTTTTCAGATTAGCCAATTGACCACTATAGCCTTGAAGATCTTTCTGGGCGGCGCCGCCAAACATCTTATTAAGGAGGCCCTGGGTATAGGCCCATTTTTCTGCTTCGGTGGCATTAGCGCCGAGCCTGTCATCGAGATTTTTCAGCTCAGGGATCCATTTGCCAAGCATTTCAACATTGCCATTCATGGCCATGCCGACGAGTTGGATCATTGAATTAAAATCCTTGCCGGTCTGCGTGGTTATATCCATTGCGATCTGGACACCTCTCATGCCTTCTTCTATAGAAGAGGTATATTGCATTATCTGGCCGAGGCCCTGTTGGGCCATCTCGCTGGAGAATCGGGTCGTTCTCTGGATCGATTCGGCAAAGGCGTCGACGTAGGGTTTAATCTCCTGAAATTTGTATCCCCAGGTCTCGATCTGGAAGGCGGCGCGCTTTTCTATTTGTTCGGCTTCAGCGGCCACATTGACGAGGCCTGTGATAACATCAATGCCTTTTTTGATGGTGAAGTATCCGGCGGTGACGCCAGCGGCGAGCTCGAGCCAGCCGGCTTTCATTATCCCGAGGGCAGAACCGCTTTCTTCGGAAGCTTTTTTCGTGGCATCTCCGAGATTCTGAACCTTGCCTTTGACCGTATCAACGACGACGGAGCCGTCATCGAGGACTTTGATCGTCAGCTCAAGCGTGCGGGTGTTGTCGGCCATCTTCAGTCCCTTTCGCGGTTATAGATTTTCTAATTCCCTTTGGATTTGTTTCTCCAATGCCGCGATCTCCATGTCCAATTTTTTGATTTCCGCGTCTCTCTCGGCAGTTGACATACCAATGTCCGGGAGCAATTCTGCGGCTTTTTTAATATCGGCTTCTGTGATGACTACATACGCGAGACGCCAGATGTTCCGATCTGTGAACAGGTGGACCCTCACAGAATCCGGATGCAAAAAAGAGCCCCCCCCGGTTTGACAATCTTTTAAGTGAGGAACGATGAGTTCTTCGAAGAAAAACTTTTTCCGATTTTCCCTCAGCGCATCGATTGCCAGTTCCAGGGTCTCAGTTTTCGAACGAGAAGTGCTGAAGATCTCTCCTTTCTTGTCGATCAACTCCTGGATCTTATCTTTCAAACTTTGAGCTTTTTTTCGAATCTTAGTTGTTCTCGCGCCCACGATGCCATCTGCTATAGAGTTAACTTCCTTTAGTTTCTTTTGATCCTCTTCTCTTATTTTTTGAATTTCTTCTATTTTCAACATTTTTCCCTCCTTTTATTCTTTTGCCTATACTGAACCTTTTGGCCGGGAGATTCTCTTACTTCTTTCCAATGTATTCCAGCACCAAATCCCGATATTCGATTTGGACTTGGGTTAATGCCTCACTATAGGAAAGCCCTTTATCCTTTGTCATTTTTTCGTTGACCAGCGTGACGATCCTCCGACCCGCGGCTAAGCTTTTTTCCTCCTCCGGCCCCATTTTCGGACGCAGACTTTCGGCGAATTGCAATGCCAGCTCGGGATCCTCTTGTTGAACATAACTAAGGGCCTCCGAATAAGTTATGTTTTCCGAAAGCCGCCGACCACATCTGTCAATATGCGAACGCGGGTCCCGTAGGACTTCCTTGATCCGTCTCTGTAATTCTTTCCCGGGATCCTTTATGTTTGAATTCATTTCAATCCCTCCCTTCAAATCAATATCTGAAAAACAAATTGTGACTTCCCCTTTCTCCAGAAATCGCACATTTTCTAAACCCTTGACTGCCGGAGGCACAGCTCCGAGAAAACCAATATGCCGAAGAGTGAGGTCCGGATATAAGGCGATGCTAACTTTTTTATAGAGGCCTTTTCTGACCCAGTCTTTGAACTGTTCGACGAGCTGCCCAGGCTTGGCCAGAAGTTTTTCGCCCTCGACTTTTAGGGCCTCGATCCAGCCATAAGCCGGGGAATCCATTTCAGGGTGGCCAATGACGATGGGGGCCTCGTGCTCCTGGGGGTTATAAGAGGAGGCGATCTTCTCCAGGTCTTTGAGCGTCCAATCCCGGGTAAAGCCCCCGGAGTCGGTGTGGCTCCCTATTTTAAAAACCTCGATCCAATCATTCATTCTCTTTCTCCTTTTTAAAGGTGGCCCCGGAGGTTAAAGGAGGTACCGGAGCCCCCGGGGCCTGCGCTTACCGCCCCGATCTTCGCTTTCGCTACTCGCTTCGGGACCAGAGACTAATGGACTGGTCAAAGAAGGATCCGATATTTCCCCGTCGGATCAAGCGGGGGGCCCAGTCATCGCTTTAGAATCACTCTTTGGTCAAATCCTTTAATTCGGCAGCGGCCCTCTTCTTGCCCGCTTCCGGATCTTTTTTTATTTTATGGTCTAATTCATCCGTCACGATATACAGCTCCTCTTGGATTTCTCTTAAAATATGATGGATGCCATTGGTTCCTTTTTCCGAAATCTCGAAATTGAAACCAGGTGTTCCATGAGTGAAAAACTCCGCGATAAACGAAAGTTTGTTCATGCAATCATTAATGGTGTCGACCAGATCAACCAAATCGCTTCCGTTCTCACCTAATTTGATAATCATTGGTCCCCCTCCTTCTTGTGTTTTAAATCATGCAACATCCCGCCTGCCCTTCGTTTAACGTCCACATCTTTTATGTTGCCATTTCCCAGGACGGACCGAGTTTATCCTCATTTCGGGAGTCGTATCGGAAGATTCTAAAAGACAAAATAATTTCCTTAATCACCACCTCCTTTCTTGGTAAGTTTGGTAAACTCTGCCAGTGCCAGCAAACACTTCTTTTCCTTCTCCTTAGTAATTTTCCAAATCTGAGTTTTTCCCAGTCCTGAAGCTCGGGCCAATAAACCATAGCCTATTCCGCCCCGCCACAAATCTCTAATCAGCCTATTTCTTTCCTCGCGGAAGGGATAGAACTTTTGTAATGTCCTCCTCTGACCAGACGAAAGGTTTCTCATAAGCATCTTTACGGCTTCCACGCCATCTTTCGCTTTTTTCTGTTGTATTTTTTTTATGACACGGATAACTTCATTCGCCTTCTTGTAGGTTAAAAACTCGGGAGCCGAAACCTTTACGACTCGGTTAACAAAGATCTCCAGCATCCGCTTTCTCTTGGCTCTCGAACCATATTCTCTCGTACATCTCCAGAGTTCTTTAATGTAGTTGATCTTTGCCTTACTAATCCGTGCCATTTTTAATCTCCATTTCCTCAGTTATGCCCGGCGAGATCCCGCCAGGCCAACTCGATGTTTTTTAAGTTGACCTGGCCGCCGTCCTGATGAGCCAAAACAGAAGCCAGCCGAAGGGTCTTTACAACTCCTCTAAGTGCTCCCGGAGTCTTGGCGATCTCCTCGATCAACTTTATTTCCCTTTCGCCGTTTACCCCGAAACTCTTGGCCAAGGCGGTTCCGTCGCCAGGGAGGCTCCCGGAAAGATGAAGCCGTTTCCCAATTCGTGAAAATAGCTGTGCGAATGCCGCAGAGCGCGTTCCCCCCGCTGTAAGCCTGGAATAAACTGATTCGTTCCCGCTTAGAATGAGGCCGATTTCCGTTGCGTCATGAATGGCGCGAATACTCTCCAAACCATTGAGGTACAGGTGTTGGGCCTCATCAATGAGTAAAACTCCTTTGGTATCCTTCAAACGCCTGACGATTTCTCTCTGCAATCGGGAAGCCCTCCCTGAAAATCCCTTCAGCCCCAGGGTCAAGGCGATTTCTTCCAGGGCTGCGGCCACGCTCGCCGTTGCCGGGCTAATGGTCACAAAAAAACAATTGGGCCGCATCTCTGCATACTTCTCAAGGGCGCGCGTTTTCCCGACTCCCGCCCCGCCGTAAATAACCGCCACATCAAAAAGGTTGCTTACAAATTTGAGGACCGCAAAAATTTTCTTGGCCGTGGGCGTCTCCACGAACCTTGGAAGATCCCCGGCCTTTCTCCCCATCTCGCTGGCCAGGTCCCGTGAAGAAATCCACTTGATCAACTTCTCTGTCATTGCCTGGCTGTTGCCTTCGTATTTCCCCGAAAGGATTTGATTCAGGGCTGTCCCTGAAATCCCGGCTTGACGGGCGATGATCCTCTGTGACAATCCATCAACCTCAATCAAATGGCGAACGGCGTCCAGCGTTTCTTTGCTCATATTTAATCCCTCCTAAAGCGCATAGCGTCAAAAGTCCTTATTCGTGTTAGTGACCTGGTCGAAAAAGATTGAATACACCCTCCAAACCCTATCAAAACACCCTCCAAACCCTATCAAAACCAGTCCGCTTTTTAGGGGTCTAACCTCTTCCATTGATCGACCCCAAAAGTCTTGTTCTGGCGCATCCTGTGAATTTTGCCTTATTTTGCATGTACCGCGAATCGGCGATTAATTTTCGCCAGTTCCTGATCCTCGATACTTGCCATTGCACTCTCAAAATTCGCCTCGATCTCTGCCTTCTCTTGGTGTGGGCGCTCAATATTCTCTCTAAAGAGTCCCTCGATTATTTTTGGAGAAGGAATCTGTGGACTCTCCTCGGAAATGCTTGGCATTCTTGCCGCCACTTCAAGCGCATCCATTCCCCTCTCGCTCTCCAAACTGCGTTTTATAGCCTTTTTCTTCTGGTTTTTTAGTCGCGCGTGCTCTCTCGCCGCTTGGCTGTCTTTGAAGCCCACAGGCTGAATGCATTCCGCAGCACAAAGGTAAGAATTATCCAAGGAGTAAACAAAAATCCCCGCATGAAGATTCTGCGGGTCTAATCGTATGATCAGACCTTGGTTTCCATATCCCATCAATTTTTCATTCCAATACCGATTCCCATTTAAATGGATCGAGCCATCATATCGGGAAACCTTAGTCCTCTCTGCGGCCAGCAACAAAAGGCCTTTTTGTTCCTTCGTTATCTTCCGAATACTTGCCCGACTATAAGATTCAAAAAATACGGACTCGAAGGACCGGCCATTGCAGACCGGCGATCTTCTACCCTCGCGAGCATTGTGGGCTTTGACTTCCTCTTTAAGCACCTTCAGAAAAGTCTCAAGGTTAATGGCCCGGGACCCGTAATTTTCTGGCTTCGCAGTCGGATCTTTTCCTGTATACGCACCGGCGAACGCAGGATGTTTAGAAATATTCTCGGCAAAATCCCTGAAGCTCCGTTCAATTGGCTTGCTCTGGCCTCTGTAGGGTTTCACCCAGTGAATCTCGCAGCCCACATCAACCATAATTCCCGTGGGATCTTCCGGTTTAATCTTGAAGCGGTAGCGATTTTTTGCGCCTCCTGTGAGCCATTTGGATGCGAATGCCCGGCTGTTATCCAGATATAGTTTCCGGGGAATTCCTAATTTTTCAACCAGGTCTGCGAAGGCGAGCCGAATCAGATCTTTATTTTCAGTCCTATCAACGCGATAGGCCAAAATCATTTCCGAATGGACATCATGATAAAAAAGTCCTATGGGCCGCGTTATGCTCCCATCCGGCCATTTGACAAAAACATCAAATTTGTGCCCATCCGCATCCACGCATTCCAAAGCTTCAAGGCTACTTTTATCGCGGATTTGTGAAGGATACATCCGATCCAGCGCTCGCCCTCCCTCCCGAGCCAATGTTCTAACTTCTCGGGGGACCTCACGGCAAAGACGCCTCATTAGAGTTTTTAATGAGGGGTAAGTCCAGTTTTCTTTCTCGGCAACCCGTTTCAGTCGGTCAAAACAGGCCGAAGCCTGAGGCTTTTCTTCTCTTAAATAATCGCCTTTGAAAAAATCCCAGCTTTCAATCGAATATTCCGCATGATCTCGTAATCGGTTCCACTTCGCCGCGAGTGCGGGAAGCCAGTCATGCCTATTAAAGCCTTCAATCCTTTTCGCCCAGTTGTAGATCGTCGAAGAGGAGATCCCCATCTGCTCAGCAACATTTTTTACGGCCTCGATTTTTTTAACTCCGGCGTTTTCCAAATCAAAAACCCGATTCAAGACCTCCAGCCTCTTCTGCGCCACGGCCCTCTCTTTCCCTGATGTCTGCGAGAATAATCGCCATAAAATTTCATGGCTGAAATTTTCGGGAGGACTGGAAATCTTAGGAGGAGCGCTTTGGGATCCCGGCGCGATGCCAAATAGCTCGGGTTTCTTTTTAGCGAGTGCAACCCGCATTTTTTCAGGGAGAGAATTAAAGGGAAATTCCTTGCCGCCGCCTCTTCCCCCGCACTTGCGGAAGCGCCAATTTTCACAGGAGGCCCTTCTATTTATTTTTCGCTTACTGTGTGGAAATCCGGTCAATTTCATCTCGGCCAACTCTCGCGCCGTGAACCATGTTTGAATGGGCTTGCCGTTTAAAAAGGGCGTTACAATATTCGATCCCGCTTCCCCGTGAAATTTGTAACGGTCCGGATCGACCATAGAAATCTCTTCCATTAATCACCCCATCTTTTGGGAGCCAATTTTTTCTTTGACAATCGTCTGCTTTTTGATATTCTTAGGCTTCCAAAGTCCGGATTTACGCAAATACCATCGGTTAACCCGATTGGGTTTTCCGTCCTTATCGTAGCGCAACGGCCACAACTCTTGAGGTTGTCTGCCTAGGGCATTAGAGATGATCGTCTCACCCTTTGGAAATGGCCTATAGAACGTAGTACGCAACGTAGAGGCGCTTATCCCATGCGCCTTTGCTAAATCGACAATAGTAAACCCTTGTATTTGGAGGCTGAACCTGAGAAATGTTCGAAGGGCCTTATTGTGGTTGAATTGGCGTTTCATTTAATCGAATGATACACGAACAAATTGTGCATGTCAAGAGAAAAAATTTTAAATGCACCAAATGTGCGTAAATGAAAAAATACCCCCGATTTGCAGAACGGCTTAGGAAGCTGAGAGGAGACATCACACAGAAAGATTACGCTAGGGATTTGGGAATATCTCTCCGGGCTTACCAAAATTATGAATCGGGGAGGAGGGTCCCTAAGCCAGCGATTATAGATAAGATTGCGCAAAAGGGAGGTGTGCATGTAAATTGGATCCTTATGGGAAGCCTTAAAAGTTTGGCAGAGAAAGTTGTGGCCACAAGAGTTGAGGCTTCTCTTTTATATGAGAGCTTTACTAAAGCGGAAACAGAGCTAATGCACTACTTCTTTAAAAAGGGAATTGTCAACCGCGAGGATATTGATGTCTTTATGAATATGACTGCGGGCCTGAAGCACAAAAAATTTGAAGAGATTATTGATTCTCTGGTGGGTAACAGGGCTTCCCCGCTCTATGTAATGAAGGCACAACTTGAGAGGATATACAATGAGGGTGATTCAAAAAAGATTAAGGTTTTAAAAAGTGTTTTAAAAGCTCTCGATCCTATGGAAAAACCCACAATTAAGGTCCCACTTCTTTTTAAGAAAAAAGATTAAATTTCGCTTTGAGTAATAATAAAATTCTTAATAATATTATACTGTTATAGAGTAAGTGGGACCTTTAATATTAGGGTCCCACTTTAGGGTCCCAGTTAGCCGTTTTAAGTGGGACCTATCAAAGTCGGGATTTTTAAATATATTTCTAATAATATCAACCCCTTGCATCGGTTTTAAAATATGGTAAAATTTCTAAATCCACATGTCCGCCGCCCCAAAAATGGCGATTTTTGCAAGACATTTCTAAATCGCGCGCGCGCATCAATAACCTATCGTAACTCTTTCATAAAAGTATCATTGAATGTAGTAGTAGAGCACTCTAGAATCACCTGTCCCCCTACAGTCGGGTAGGGCAAGAAAACCATAATCGCCAACATTCAGGATTATCTTGGAGTAAAGAGTAGGTGAAAGCCCCAAT